GAAAAATTAAAAAATAATTATGATATTGTATTAGAAGCAGTAAAACAAAATGGTAATAGTTTAAAATATGCATCTGAAGAATTAAAAAATAATTATAATTTTATTTTAGATGCTGTTAAAAATAAAAGTAAAAGTGTAAAATACGCATCTAATAAATTAAAAAATAATAAATTATTTTTAATAGATTGTTATAAAGTAAATAATAAAGTAAAAAAATATAATAGTTTTATTAAGAATTTACATAATTTAGAAAATAATATATTTAATAATGAATTTATTAAAGAAAATATAGATATTTTACATTTAATAGAAAATAAAGAAAATTTATATAATTATTTAATAGAAAATAAAATGTATAATATAATTTATCAAAATGAAGAATTACATGAAAATATTAAAATAAAACACAATATTTTAATATTATCAATGGATGATATTAATATTGATAAATTATATAATGATGAAGAAATTAAAACAGAATATATTAAAAAGTTTAATAATTATAATGTAATATTTATTTAAACAAAATTTATGATAGAATTTTAATATGTTAATGATGGTATTTATTATTTATTATTTATAACTAATTTTAGTGTTAGATATTGGAAGCATATCATTTTTAATTTTTTTAATAATTTTAATATAATGTATATGATTTATTTTCTTTATTTTGAGACTCTAGAATTAAATTCTCTATTAAAAATATTTTTTATTTTTACTATCATTTTCAATATATTATGTTTTGTTGATATTTGATAAATAGCTAAATAACTTTGTAAGTTTTTAATATTTATTTCATTAAATTTATCAATGTTTACAAAATAATTTGATATGTCAGAAAAACCAAATAATTCATCATTATTCATTAATTTAGAAGGTCCTTTACGAAAGTTTAAATATTTTTTTTGTTTTGTAGATAGTTTAACAATCCATTTAGTTTATATTAATTCTTCATTTTATCTATATTATATTAGTTTAGATTAATGTAATAATAATTTTATTTTGTCATCATTATAAAAATTATTAATAGATAAAAAATGAATATGAAAATTTATAAATTTACACTATTAGATACAAAAAGTTATTATATATTATTAAAAATTCATTTATTTTAGAAAATAAAGGTTTTTATTATTTATATAATATTGGTATAAAGCCATATTAGAAATTATTAATAAAAATTGATTTTAAAAATTTTTAAAGTTTAAAAATATATAAATTTATAAATAATATTAAATGTGTAATTATCATCCATCATGGAGTAAATTATTTAATAAATACAACTTTAATATTGATTTATTATATTCAGATGAAAATATAGTTTATCCAAAAAAAGAAGATTTATTTAGAGTATTTAATATGGATGTTAATGAAATTCGTGTTTTATTATTAGGTCAAGATCCATATCATGGTGAAGGACAAGCCCATGGATTAAGTTTTTCAGTACCTGATGGTATAAATATACCACCATCTTTACAAAATATTTTTAAAGAATTAAAAAATGAATATCCAGAACGAAATTATAATTTCATTTCGGGAAATTTAGAAAAATGGTTTTATAGAGAAAAAATATTTTTATTAAATTCCTCATTATCTGTTATTAAAAATCGTCCTAGTAGTCAAATGAATATATGGGAAAATTTTACAGATAATGTTATTAAATTTATAAGTAAAAAAAATAAAAAATGTGTTTTCCTTTTATTTGGTAACTTTGCTAAAGCTAAAGAAATATTTATAAAAGATAAAAGTAAAATAGTTAAATGTGCTCATCCATCTCCATTGGCTTCAAAATATGGTTTTTGTGGTTCTAATATATTTAAAAAAGTGGAAGAAATATTAAATGAAGAAATAGATTGGTCTAATTAATTTATATTATTTTAAATAAATAATTAAATTTTTAAAATGAGTTTATCATTTTAGCTGTTTTATAATGTAATAAAGACTCTATACTTTTATTTTTAACAAGATCAGAATTACTTTGAACTATTATTACAAATTTATGATATAATTCATACGAACACTGTGGTTTTAACTCAATATTTTTAACTGCTTCAATAATAATATAACAATTATTTTTATATATATAGATCTTTTTTATAACTTTCACCATTATTTCTAACTGCTTCAAATGTAATATCAAAATTATTTTGAAGGTCTTTAGATGCATATTTTAATGCTAATCCATCATTTTTAACTGCTTCAAATACAATATGATAATTATTTTTAAGATTTGGAGAAGCAAATGCTAATGCACAACCATTATTTTTAACACTTTCCATTAAAATTTCACAATAATCTTGTAATTCTATAGATGCATATTCTAATGATAAACCATCATTTTTAACTGCTTCAAATACAATATCATAATTATTTCTAAGTTTTCTAGAAGCATGTTGTAAACTTAAACCGTTATTTTTAACTGCTTCAATAACAATATCATAATTATTTTGTAATTCTTCAGAAACATATTTTAAAGCCGGGCATAATTTTTAACAGCTTCAAATACAATATCTTTATTATTTTTTAATTCATAAGATGCAAATTGTAAACTATTACCATTTTTTTTTACAGCTTCAAATACAATATCTTTATTATTTTCTAATTCTTTTGATGTATATTTTATACTTGTTCCTGTTTTAATAGCTTCAAATACAATATTATAATTATTTTGTAATTCTTTTGATGCATATACCAAATTATAACCATATTTTTAAACAGCTTCAAATACAATATTATAATTATTTTGTAATTCTTTTGATACATATCTTAAACATGCACCTGTTTTAACAGCTTCAAATACAATATTATAATTATTTTGTAATTCTTTTGATACATGTTCTAAACAATTACCATTATATTTAACAGCAATTAATACAATATTATAATTATTTTTAATATCATATGATGCATATTTCATATTATTACAATTATCTTTACAAAATAATTTGTTTTTAAGTTCTTCTGTTATGTGTTGGATATTATTAACTTCAATAGTATTCATTTTTTGTTAAAATATATAAAGTTTGAAGTTTAAACAATTAAAAATAGAATTTTTTTAATATTATAATAACGAATTATGGATAATATTGCCATTAAAAATATTAATACCAGAAATAATTTTAGTATATAAATTTAATAAATTAATTAAATATGGTATTATAGATTTTGATAATTCTATAGAAGCTTCATTTGGTATTACACTTGGTATATTAGTTACACAATATAATTTTATATTTTTATAATTAATAATTGGGTCATCTATTGTTGTTGGCCTACTTTGTTCTGTCATTCCACCTTGATCAATTGCTATATCAACAAAAATTGAATTATCTTGCATTAAATCTAATAATTCATTTGTTATTAATTTAACAGCTTCTTTACCAGTATTATAAATACAACCTATTATTATATTAGAATTACTAATATATTTTTTTAATTCATCATCATTAATTTCAATTACATTTAAATTTTCTTTTTTTATTATTTCTATTTTATTAATATCTTTTTCTAAAATAGTTATATTATTATAATTTAATTCTTTACATTTTATTGCTGCTGCACGTCCTACATTTCCACCACCTATTATTGTTATATTAATATTATTATTATTATTAATAAATTTTAGTCCTTGTATTATTGATTGTTCACCTGCTATTTTTGACATTTTTGATAAAATTGGATAAATATTATTTAATTGTATTGTTTCATATGCTATACATGTTGTTTTATTTTTAATCATAGCTTCTAATAATCCGGAAACACCTGCAAAATGAAAAAATGCTAATATTATATGTTTTTCTGTAATATATTTATATTCTTCAGGTTGGGGTTCTTTAACTTTTACAATAATAGATGAAATATTATATAATTCATTTTTATCATTACATATAATACCACCATTTTTAATATATTCTTCATTATTAAAACCTGCATCAATACCTGCATTTGATTCAATATATACTTTAATATTATTATCTATTAATAGTTTTACATCATTTGGTATTATTGACACTCTTTTTTCATTTTGTTTAATTTCTTTTGGTATACCAATAATTAAATTATTTAATAACATTAAAATAATTATATATTATATATTTAAATAAAAATTAATAATTTTATTATATTTATTATTTATTGAAAACTAGTAACATTTCTACTTTCTTTTTTATAATTACTATAAATACAGATTAAAATTTATGCTAATTCTATTTTATATTCCATTGTTAATATTATATCTATCACTTGTAAATATAACTTATTTATATCATCTTTGTACCCTTATTATTATATGATTCTAATGATTTTTTAATATTTATATCTAAATAATTAACTTGTAAATTTTTTCTATCTAATACATTCACCATTTTATATTTAAACTTTTTTGTTTATTATTATTATATTTAATAATATTTTTATTTATTAACCAATTAAATACACGTTGATATTTTGGATTTAATAATAATTTATTTGATATTATATACTGATTCTTATTACTTCCATATTTATACTTAATATTTTACGATTTTATAATTATACATTTTAAAATAATATTATATTAAATCTTTCCAAAAATTATTTTTAAATAATTTTATAATATTATAATTATATTTATTTTATGTTAAATTTATTCCATTTATAATATTTTTAAATTTTTCACTTTTAAATATTTTTTCAATTTTATCCATTTCAGTAATATTACATTTAAAAGCATACGCCCATTGTGTTAATCCATATTCACCATTTATATCTTTTATATATCCTGTACCATTTGAAAATATAAATTTAGTAATACCAAAGTGTCCTTTATTTTCACTGGAATAATATTTGGATATTTCATTATTACTATTAATACTATATACACATGGAAACTTATATAATTCTGTTTTCACTTTTGACATATATTTTTTCCTAGGTTCATATAATGATTGATCATTAATAAATCCATTATTATTATTTATATTTATTAATGCATATATAATATTTAAACTATGATTTGGTATAAAGTTTAATAAAGTATTAATTAAATATTCATATTCATTATTATTATAATCATTTATTATTGTTTTTTTATAAGTTTCTATATTTTCTATTAAATAATAGTCATAATCTGTTGCACAACTAAATATTTTTTGTCCTTTTTCTATACTATTCATATTTAAGTATATTATTTGTTTAGTCATCATTAGTTTCCCAATTTTATTATTAATTTGTCTCCATCCTCTTGGATGAACAAATAATAAATATCCATTTTTTTTTAATAATTTGTTTAATGATAGTTCAACAAAATTTATCCATAAATTATGACCTTTACCTTTATTATTACTATCATCATTATATGGTGGATTA